TCGAAAGACTTCTCTGCTTCAGTCACTAGGCAACCCTCCGTTGCTGCTCTGCGCGCGCCCGCCGCTCTGCATCTTCCCGACACTCCGGCGAGCAATAACTTGTGCCTGGCTGTGACTTCTCGCCGCACTCGTTCCGGCAAACTGCTGACGGCGGTTCCGGCTTCTTCCTGTTCCTCAGCGCCAGTTCGCGCTCCCACTCTTCACGTTCAAAGGCTTCATCGGCGATATCACACATGGGCAACTCCTGAAATTTGGCAATAAAAAACCGCCTCATTGGGCGGTTTTATGTTTCGTTCCTATCACATCTTTTCTTTTTCCCTGACCTTCTCCACATCAAAAATACCACCATCAATAGGCATAAGTTCGGAAGATTTTTTTATTGCTATACAATCGATTGTATTTCCTCTAATAACCATCATTAGCCTATTGTTAGAAACAATCCATGCATCCTCATTAGCTGTATTATTTAATGTAAATTCATACCTTCCATCAGGAGAATCCAGGGTTTTCGACTCGCCAGGAGACAGTCGATATTCTGTTATTACAGATAAACCAGAACCCTCTCCCTTTACGATAAGGGCAATGCCGCCCTCCTTGAGTTTTGCCATTCCTCTGCTCCTTCTGATAAACCGAGCCATAACCCAGTTATGAAACCTTATTTTTACCTCCTTACCTCGCCACACTCAAGCTGAACGAATGGCCTGCGCTCGATGATCTGCTTCTTCATCTGCTCACAGGCTGCTCTGGTTTCATAGATTCGGTCTGATACTGGCATTGCGAGAGGGAAGGTGGAGGTGATTAGCAGAACAAAGCCGGTGAGCATCAGGAATCTCCCGGCGCTGGGGATGCTGCCAGCATCGCGTCCCAGCAAAGGCGCGCCTTGTATGCCGCTTGTTGGCAGCCACTCATTTTACTGTACTTCTCCCATTCTCCCGGTTCGCTGAAGGTCTCGTCTGGCTCAGATTCAAAACCTTCAATGACCATATGCTCGGTTGGCTCAATCGGCACAAGTACCCACCCATCCGGCGCGCTGGGTTCTGGCCTGATTTCAGCACGATCCCACTCCCCTTCGATCAGCTTACTCAGATCATCATCGCTGATTTCCGGCAGGTTTACGCGCATCGTTGCTTGTGCATCCATCGCCGCCAGCAGTGCGCGGGCCATTTCAGCCATCTTGATAGTGGGGTCAGCAGGTTTGTAGAGTCCGGCAGCAAGTCCGTTAAGCTCCGCCCGGCTCAGGGTTGTGATTGGGTTATTCATCGCTATCGCCCTCCACGGTTAATCGCTCTGGTGGAATAACGCCATTGACCAGATCACCCTCAATCACCAGGCGGTATAGCATAGCAATGGTCTGCACCACTTCACCTTCCAGTTCTTCCCACGTTTCGCGGCCCTCTGCGTAATGAACGCCAGCCTGCGCAACCTCGCCAGCTTTTTCCGCCACTTTCAGGAGAACGTAATTAGGCTGAGGGAATTTAACCATCGCCTTTTCTGCCGATTGTCGAGCGCGGAAAACGATGGATGAAAAATAGTCTTCAGGCGGCAAAGCGGTGGGCTGGGCGGCGGTGAATACGTCAGTAAGTCCCGCTTTGATATCAGCGCAACGGTGAATGAAAATGTTCCCTTTCGCATCCTTGTAAAGCGTAGCAACAGGCTCACCCGCTGCGGCATTGCGCCGGGCCAGCTCTGCACTAAGTTTTTCATGCGATTCAGCAGCATTCTCTGCTGTCCTGCGCCACGCTTCGGCACGGCTTTCGGCGTCAACCGCATGCTGTTGTGCTGCTTCCAGTCGCTCAATTAGTGAAAGCACGACATCTGGTGTTAATTCTTGCTCAAGTCTACGTTGTCCAGCGAAATCAGGCCACCCGAGCGCATTAGTTGACTTTTTCGCCAACTCTTTCAGCTTATCCAGATTACTCATGACTGCTCTCCTTCTGGCTTAGTGCGTAACTGAGCGGCGACGTGTGCGCATATTGCAGGTGCATCAGTAAAGTCATCATCGTCAGATGTGATTAGCGCACGGAGCACCGAATCCGCGCCTTGGGACTTCAAATCGCTGATAGCGTCAAATGGACTATCGCCTGTTTGTTCGCATCTTTCTTTTGAGTAGTTGATTGCTACATAAATATCTTCAAGGTGAGACTCAAGCGCTTTCACCTGCTCTTGCAGCGTGTCACGCTCGACATAAACGGCCATTGCAGCCTCAGCATCTTCACGGAAGCGCAGATCAACGATGCCCTGGCTTAATCCTTTTTCGTCCCGTTCGTACAGCGTCCAGAATGTTGCAGCGCTGTCATCGCAGGTTTCGATTTCGCTGCCGTTATCTTTGCAGCCTGATACGTAATATTTGTCCATTTCATAGCTCCGTTATTGGGCCAGCGGAACGCCAGCCGGGAGGGTTATTTCCACTGGTCGCCGAACTTAAAGCCGATCGCCTCCAGAGCCTCATCCATTTTCAGGATGAATTCAGGAACCATTTCTTCGAAGTCAACTATATATTTTTCGTCACGTTCGACGATGATGTGGTGAATTCCTTCACGCTTCATGCGGGGGTCGTAGTTAGCGAAATACCAGGCATCCTTTCCTGTGATCCACATGCTGTACTGCACCTGAGCCATGTATGCAGACTTGATAGCATCAAAGCCGCCCAGCCTGAACTTCATGAAGTCGCGAGAGGTGAAAGGGCACTTAAGTTCAAGGCCGCGCCCGTCGTTACACAGGCCGTCTGGTGAGCAAGCTGTGCGCATGGTGTCATCACGGTAAAGGATTGGGGCTTCCACAACATCAACGCCAGCGGTGAACTCAAATAGTGCCCTGGCTGATTCTTCATGCTGCTTACCCCAAGCCAGCGCCTTGGCATTAACCTCCGGCGCCACTCCAGTGCAGATTTCCGCTAGCAACTCATGGAAGTAAGACATTTTCATGTCAGTCCACTTAGTGCCGCTCCGTGGCTTAGATATGACGTTAGATACGCATGATGCGGTGATCACCCCGAGTCTTAGGCGGTGCCAGTCAGAGCTTCCCTGCTCAATTCTCCGGACGTCTACCCCTGTCCGTTCCAGTATCAAGTCAGCCTCAATCATGCTGCCGCCTTAGCCCTTTTTGACAGGAAGTCATGAGCCTTCACCGCTTCAATTTCCGTTAGCTCTTCAGCCGTATTAATTGGCCGGCGGAAGATTTGAGAGCAGAGGGGGAGCATGTCCTCATCCCACGTTTTACCCATCGTGGTGAGAAGGTCAGTGATGGTCTTCAGTGTTTCGAGAGTGGCTGGGGAAACATCCTTTTCCGGCCCGTGTTCCTGGCTGAAGTTAATCCCTTCGTTTCCTTCGGTGTTCACATAGTCAATAGCGGCATCCAACCGTTCGCGGCGAGGCCAGTATTTAGCGGCCTGCTTGACCACAGTCTTCAGGATCATCTGCTCTTCGTCAGTCACCCACGGGCAGGATTTACCTTTGGTCTTATATGCCTTCCATGCTTCAGACCTGTCCCTGATAGAGAAGATATCTTCCGCTCGCATGGTGTGCGTGAGGTAATCACCTTCATCTGTTTTGATTACCGTATATGCACCAACGATTTCGCCGCGCTGCTCCTGAGTGTCGAACTCGTTAAATTCATGCCGTGGGGCATTGTCTATGCCGGTACGCATGAAATTGTCGTTCTTCCTGACAATCGCTGACTGGCACCACTTGATCGCTCCTGACTGCTGAGCGATATGCATCAGGCCCATATAGCTGATGTCGAGACAGATAGCGCCTTTCCTTGGCACCATGTAGGCAAGCTTCTGTGCCGGGTTTAAAGTTATCCCGATCGCTGAGACGTTCATAATTGCGCTGCGGGTTGAAGTGGCGTTCTGCACAGCAATCCCAGCCAGGTAGTCGTTGTTCGCGAAAATCTGCATTGCGAACTCAGACTCACGTTTAAAGGTTACTGATTTTTCACTGCAAACCTGCTCAAACTCAGCCTTAAGCGGGTTCACAATTTCGAAAATCTGATTAACTAACTGCTGATTCATTACGCTACCTCGCTGTAAGAATGCCGGGATTTCCATATCTGTTCAGCCAGCTGCTGCTGCTTGACCTTAGTCACGTAATCCCACATGAATTTATGCGCCATATCCTGCGCGTCTAATCCATCCTGAGCGCGGCCAACCATTTCCATATCATCGCCTTGCTTCGAGAAGAAAAGCGTCATAGCGGCTTCCACATGGCTGTGCTTTAGAGGCTCAACAGTCTGCTCAACCATCGCGTAAACCTGCTCGTGCTCCGTCTCACCAAACCTTTCGATGATGCTTTCGATTTCCTGTCGGTCTTTGAATGTGAGCTTCATAAGGCCACCTCCCAGTACATTTTCTTTGCTGCTACACGCAAATCGTTATCGTTCTTCGCAACGGCCAGCATCACCATGTTGCGAACTGTTTGCTTATCTGGCTGGCTCATGGTCTGCCTTCACTACAGAGCATTTCCCAGAGCTTCTGTAACCAGCTCTTGCGGGGTGGGGGAGTGAAGCTGGCGCTGGTGAGAATGTTGGAGCGCTGAAACTGGATTGTTTTGAATGCGTCGAAATTGGAGCCACCCACACGGGTAGCCCCAGCAGCTGCAAGTTGCATGGGTGTATTCCTTGGTTGGTTTGCATAGCGATACCCACTCGGATGAATGAGCGCTGATATACAGTCGTAAAAAAAGCCGCCCGGAGTGAGCGTCAAGCTGGACAATAACGGCCAACGTCACCTTATCTCTAAAGCGCGTTGTGATGACTGGGTGTCATCGAAATGCCCTCAAGCCGAAGGCATTGCGGTGTCACTCAGGTTTATTGGCCCCGAGCGCGTAGCATCGCGTCTGCCATGCAATATGAAATTTCAGCGACAGTAGCCATCTGCTCCCCTGCGCTTTCACCAAGTGATTCAAGCTGCTCTGCCTGCCATGGATTTGCTAAATAACCCTGCATCGCCTTAACCGCGAAGTAATCACGGATGGTTGCATCTGTTGCCATTTCCCGGCTGTGACTCGCCGCTTCTATCGCCATATAATCCTCTTCGCTCATTTCCTCTCCAGATAATGCTTCCTGACCGCTGCTCTGAGCTGGTCACGGTTGACGGTTGTGCCCGCTCTTCCAGTTACACCAACACCCTGAAGCTTCAGGCGGAATAAATATCCTGACGCCATGCGCACCACTTTTACTCTCTCGCCATTCACCTGAATCATGTTTTTAGCCCGTAAAAAAGGCCGCCCGGTGGCAGCCTGTTAGCTTTCGTATTTCTCACCGCACACCGGGCAGTAAGCCATTTTTAGATTCGTCTCCAGCCGGGTGAGATTTTTTGCCAGAGTGCCGTCTTTCTTAACTGCCCGATACGCCAACTTGTACCTCATCATCACGTAGAGCTTGCTTGTGGTGAATGACATCAGTTCGTTATCCCATCCGGTATCAAATCCCTTGCTGACCTCAGAGCCTTCAGGCACCTTTTCCATGAGGTGAGATTTCAGCTTCTCTTCCATTTGCTTCAGGCATTCACACATCTCAATCTCCATACGGCAGCGCCGCTGTTATTCAGGCGTAAAAAAAGCCGCTCACTTGGCGGCTAATTCGCGTTTTATCATTTCTGTAGTCCGGTTAGCCCATGGGTCAACAACCACGCCGTTCTTGATGTAAGGGTGGCCGTCCTCTGGCTTAACCATGCATTCCGATTGCATCGCTTGAACTGACCGCACCACCTCTGGGCGTCAGTATTCATAGCGATAATCCTCATACTGAGACATGTCGTCATCAGGGTGTTGATCAAACTCTTCCATGCATCACCTCAAATAAGTGGAATGCTGAAGCCACGCTGTTTCTGCCTGGCGTTTGTGAGCTGGCCGTAAGGGTTATTCACCTTCCGGTACTCAGGGTTCTCTTGCGTTACAAATTCAGGCTCAGCACGATTGCGCCAGTTCGGTGCCGCTGTTACTGCTGTGAGTACATTGATGCTGCAACCAGACAGCGTTGCTTCTATCTTTCTGCCCAGTGCGTTCTCTGCTGCACACTTTGCTCTGTAAGCCTGAGCACGGCGTTCACGTGAATTCATGGCTATCTCCTGTGATGATTTTGGTGCAAGAGCCGGAACCCGTGACGTTTCCGAATTTAAGAGGCTTCTCAGGTCCGACGGTAAACTCTCGCCGTAAGCTCCACCCCTCTCTTGCCCAAAATCATCTCTGATTTGGTACGCCTGTATCGGCGTCTGTCATATTGTTAAAGAGCCAGGCTCAATTCCCTGCCTGTTAGTGCTTCAGCGTCCTGCTGTGAGATAAACATTACCTCAGGGTAAATTCATTGTCTATACCCATAGGTAAAGTATTTGGGCGTAAAAGTTTACCCGATTGAATTTTCAGGTTATTTATTTTCTAGTGTGAGGTAACTAAATCAGAAAAACCCGCTGAATGCGGGCTTTGTTGGAGGTGTTATGGGAGTTTCTGCCACTTAGCGTCAATGACAGTGCCGATGATGGAGCAGTTGCCATTAACTTCTGTGATCGGATATTGCGGGTTAAGTGGCTTGAGGAACCTTCTTCCGGCATCTTCGATATACATTTTGAAGGTTGCCTCATTGTCGTTAGTAAGTTTTGCGACTACCAGCTTCCCACTTTTAGCCTCTTTGCTCGGGTCAACGAGGATGATCATTCCTTCTGGCACAGTAAACCCTACAGGCGAAGTCATCGAGTCGCCTTTGACTGTCAGCCAGAATGATGAGGGGCCGGCATTCTGAGTAGTTTCAGGCCATTCCTCAATTTCGTTTAATTTGTAGGGTTCTATGGCCTCTTGCCATTGCCCAGCGCTTACCCAACTAATCAATGGGAATCCCTTCATGCCCGTGTTTGGCCCTGCGTATTGGACATTCCCATGTCCTTTATCGGCTATGCCGTCCATCCAACCGCGAGGGAGTGAAAATGCTTTCTCGATGATTTCAACCATATCATCTGCGATTCGCTTTTTCCCATTTTTACCATCCTCATAAAGCATGCGCGAGACATAAGACGGTTCTCTTTCGATTTTGCGAGCTAGATCCACGGCTTTTCCACCGCACATCTCGTCTCTTATCTGTATCAGGCGTTGGCGCCGTTTTTCGTATTTGTCCATGGTGAGCATTTTAAATGAGATTACCCTGTGGTAAATAACCCACAGGTATTGCTTAAATCGTTACCTGTAGGTAAACTATGTCTATGTGAAGGTAAACAAGGAAACGAGATGAACGAACTACGCATCTATCTCAACAACCTTTCACTGGATGAACAGCGTGTTTTTGCTATCAAGTGCGGAACAACCATTGGCTATCTCCGTAAAGCACTAAGCAAAAATCACGACCTGGGGCCTGCACTATGCGTACTGATTGAAAAGGCCAGTTTCGGCGTAGTCACACGCAAGCACCTTCATCCAAGTGACTGGGAAAGTATCTGGCCTGAATTAGAGGCCGCATAAGCACTACCGCTCTTTACACAACTTAACCGCGCCGATACAGGTGCACAAACATAGTGGCACCCCACGGTGCTCACACGTAACTAACTATCTAACCAACATGGACATAATAAGAAATGGAACAGGCAAACCCACGCAAATCAGGAAATATTGCGTTTATCGGTCGTCACTTGCTGGCGACTGCTCACCAGGCATTATCAAACACCCGTCAGTCAGTGGTAGCCAAGCTGCTCGAAGTGGCAGACAGCACCATCCTTCGCCGTACCGAAAAATACCCGGAAATTATGGAAACTCTCGCCGCCTGCGGTGTAGAGGATTTTGTGATGCGCGGAGAACGGAAGATGCCGCTGGAACACTACCGGCATTTGATCTGGATACAGCTTGAATATTCACGGCTGCAACTGGAAATGACAAAAGAAAAAGCCCCAAAGAGCGACGAACTCTTTGAGGCCTGATGCGAAAAGACTGGATCAATTCACAGGAGTAATTATACATGCGTAAACGCAGAAATTACCAGGAAAAAGAGGAGCGCCGCCATCCTGATTCACCTGATGGGCTGGTCGTAGCAGCAGCCAATAGCAAGCCTTTCGCTGAGAGGCTCATTGGCGTTTACAGACTGGCTAAAGCAGGGGTGAAGAAAGATGAGCGTCGCTAAGTTATCGGATTACCGTAAGCCTCGCATAGAGGTCGTGGAGAGCAGAGTGGCGCAGCTTGAAGATGGTTTCTTGCGCCTGGCTAACGAGCTTCTCGATGCAACGATGTGTTCCGGGCTGCCAGAGACAGAACTCTGCATCGTCATGGCCGTATGGCGCAAAACATACGGATATAGCAAAAAGATGGACTGGATCAGCAATGAGCAGTTGGAGGCAATGATAGGGAAGCATCTCACCCATTGTTCGACTGCCAAAAATAGCCTGGTCAGGAAAAAGGTCCTGCTACAGGAAGGCCGAAAAGTCGGGATGAATACCAACATCTCTGAGTGGGAAACTAAGAATAACGGATTCAGCAAAACATTAGCTAAACCTGCTAAGAAAAACTTAGCGGAAGTTGCTAACGGACATTCGCAGAAGTTGCTAACCACAAAAGACAATAAACAAAAGACAAAAGAAAATACCCCTATATCCCCAGAGGGGAGTTTACCGGTTCAGGAAGAATCACCCCCTGAAAAACCGCCTGTCAGTAAATTCACATTCAACCGTGAGCGCTTCAAAGACACCTGGAACTGCAAAGCCCAGAAGCATGGCCTTCCACGGATCGTGAGTATCAGCACGACTACCGAGAAGGGCATCAAGCGGCTGTATGAGTCCCACCTTAAGCACTGCCGGGAAACAAAGCGCCAGCCGAAGGACATCGACACGTTCATCAACGGCTACATCGAGTTTGGCTATCAGCCTACTCCGTACGCCATGGGAGATAACCCAGCCGGTAAAAAATACGGCGTGGATACCGCGCTAACCCAGCGCATCGTTGACCAGGTAATCAGCCAGGAGCCACAACATGGATAGCTATGAATTTGAAGAGCAGTTGGTAGGCGCGATGATGATTAAAGGCGATCACATAGATTGCCGGGACATTGCGGGCAAGCTGCCATCTGAGGCGTTTGAAAACTTTCACCTGCGCCGAATGTACGAGGTTATCTGCGCGCTTCTGAGCAAAGCCGAACCGGTGGATATTTTCACGGTGCGCGACAGCATTCCTGAAGATTCAAAGAACTTTGTGCTCGATGTTTCGTCGAGGTGTAAGTCTGGGGCGAATATCAAAGCCTGGGCGAAGCGAGTTCGTCAGTGCTGGATGATCCGCAAAGGTGTTACTGATTTGAATGATGCTATTTCGCTGCTGAAAGCTGCGGGCGCTCACGACATCAACGAACGACTGGCAGATGTGGCGGGCTTACTGTCGAAAATACAGTTTGAAACTAACGACCGGTTACCGCGGCGAATAGGTGACATGCTTGGAGATTACATGGACGTGCTGGGCAAGCGAATGGAAGGGCAGGATTCCGGCCTGTACCTGAAAACTGGCATACAGCCGATGGACGATGAGTATGGCGGCTTCGACCGTACAGACCTGATCATCATCGCTGGCCGTCCAGGCATGGGTAAGACAGAGCTGGCTATCAACATCGGAAACTCAATTGGCCGGCAGAAAGGGCGCGGCCTGATGATATCCATGGAGATGTCAGATATGCAGGTTGTTGAACGTCATGTTGCTGACCGTGCTGGCCTGTCTATCGGAACCCTGCGTAATCCCCTGAACATGCTGGACGAGCAGTACACGCGGCTTACAGGCGCTACAGGTACGCTTCAGGACGAGGATAACTACGTACTGGATGAAACCATGAGCGTTGATGAAATCATTGCCCACGCTGAACGCCTCAACATGGACGGCGGCCTGAGTTTTATTTCCATCGACTACCTCGGCCTGATGAAGAAGCCCAAAGCTGAGCGTAACGATATCGCCATTGGTGAGATCACCCGCAAGCTGAAGCAGTTCTGCCTTCGCAACAAAGTCCCGGTAATCCTCCTGTCACAGCTCAACCGTGGCGTGGAAAGCCGACAGGACAAGCGACCTACCCTGGCTGACCTGAAAGACTCCGGTGCCATTGAGCAGGATGCTGACGTGATTATATTCCCGTACCGCGACGAAGTTTATGACGACAAAAGCTCAATGCGTGGCATCGCTGAAATAATCGTCGGTAAGTACCGCTCCGGCCAGCCAAAGACGTTTTACATGGGCTGGAAGAATGGTCACTTCATCAACAT